AAGTATGGCAACGCCTTCCATTAGGTAGACGTATTGGGGGATAACAGTTAGCGGAGTGCCTTAATGGTCAGGCGTGTCAACCCCCAACGACTACCACTTAGTAGACGTATGCCAGTTTTGGCAGTGTCCCGCCTTCGGGCGGTTCGCCCCCCCGTCGCCCTAAAAACGCCTAACTACCCTAACCTACAAAGTGTTACGGAAGCGAGAACAATATTACAATGAAACTCAAATTTTTTTTCCCTGTTAAAAAACGCCCACAGGGTCACTTGCTAATTATTCAAAAGTGATATATAATGGAAAAAAGAATACCACATAATGCAAAAAAATCCCGCACATGAAATACGCCCCATAGAAGTTGATACAGTAACTGGTGAATATCTTATAAGAATACCAGAATGGGTTGTGAATGACCAAGGATGGTACGAAGACACGGAACTAACCTTTAAGACTGATGGCGATGAACTTATCATTACAGAATACAACTAGTACCTATCACATATACTTAAGAGGAGAGTGCCTCTTTAAAGATTTGGACTCTTATGAGTTTAATCTTATATGGGGAAGGATATATAAGTCCTACTTTAGAGATGAGTTAACTTATGAAGAAATTGAATTTGATACTGATATAACTGAAGATGCAAGTTACTGAAGATTTTTTACAAGAAGAATATTACGAACATATAAATGAACTGATAACATCTACAACCTTTCCTTGGATGTTTCAGAATAGAGTAGCAAATATAACAGAAGATCCTGAAGAAGATTTAAATCATTATTATTTCGTTCATAGTTTATTTTATAGGAATAAAATAGAAAGCCCCTTCTATGATGACTTCCTGTATCTGTTTCAATCTTTGAATGTACAGTTTTTACATAGGGCAAGGGTATTGATGTTTGTCAATCAAGGTGAGCAGTATATACATGATAGACACGTAGATCATACAACTAACTGTAAGACAGCATTAATCTATATGAATACTAATGATGGGTTTACTGATTTTGAAACAGGTGAAAGAGTTGAAAGTGTGAAAAATCGGTTGTTGCTTTTTGATGGGTCAATTCCTCACAGTAGCTCAACACCCACTAATACCAAGGAAAGGTTACTGTTATCCGTAACGTATATTTAAGTTGACTTCTCCTACATAATGAGATATAATATTATTATAACATTACGTAGGTTATGGCAAAAGGATTTACAGTTAAAGCGAAATCCCCAGTGGTACAGAAAGAACCAGAGTGGGATTACGATGCAGCAAGAGAACTCGTTAAAGGAAAGACAATAGTATTCTGTCTACCAGGTCGTGGAGTATCATACACATTTTTGAAAAGTTTTGTACAGTTATGCTTTGATCTTGTACAGGCACAGGCTTCGATACAGATCTCCCAAGATTATTCGTCAATGGTCAACTTCGCTCGGTGCAAGTGTCTCGGAGCAAATGTATTAAGAGGACCAGACCAATTACCTTGGGACGGTAAGTTACCATATGACTATCAGTTATGGATCGATAGTGACATTGTATTCAACACTGAGAAGTTTTGGCAGATCGTTCTAATGGATAAGGACTTAGCTGCTGGTTGGTATTGTACAGAAGACGGCAAAACCACCTCGGTAGCACATTGGCTTGAAGAAGATGACTTCAGAACAAATGGAGGAGTGATGAATCACGAAACCATCGAAAGCATCTCGAAAAGAAAGAAACCATTCACCGTAGATTACACTGGTTTTGGATGGTTACTTATTAAGCATGGTGTATTTGAACATAAAGAAATGCCTTATCCTTGGTTCGCTCCAAAGATGCAAGTCTTTGAATCAGGTGAAGTACAAGATATGTGTGGAGAGGATGTTTCATTCTGCCTAGATGCGAAGGAGGCAGGGTTTGAGATCTGGTGTGATCCTCGTGTTCGTGTAGGTCATGAGAAGACTAGGGTGATCTAATGACTCGTTATAATATTCTAATTGACGGTAAGGTAATCCATGAGAACCTTTCTCAAGATGATTATTTTAACAAGATAGAGGATTTGGCACAAGATTTTTATATCGATGGTATGCCAGATCCTAGCTCAATTACAACGCAATTTATTGAAGATTAATTATGGCAACAAGAACTGGTATCAACGGAAATGTATTTGTAGAGGCAATACCGAAAAAGTCTCGTCAAGGACAAGGTAAACATACAAAGTATTCCGCTACTTCACGAAATAAAGCAAAGAAAAGGACTAGAGGGCAAGGGAGATGAATCAATCTCCCTTTATTAATGCTCATACGGATCATGGTAATTTTATATCCGAGTATCAATGTAATATAGATTGTGAGCAATATATTGATTACTTTGAACAAATGACTGAGACTGGGGGTTTAGTACAACCTAGATTGAATCCCCTACAGATGAAAGATAGCTCAGTCTATGTTCATAACCATATTCATGATAATATCATGTTCCAAGTATATAATGATTGGAATCGTCTATCATGTGAAGCACTGCAACATTATATGTCTAAGTATGATGTGCTAAAAACAAGGGAGTTTGAGCATAAAACATGTAAGATACAAAAAACTAATCCATCTGAAGGGTTTCACCAATGGCATTATGATGGTGATGGTAAAGATTCATACTCTTCTTTTAGGCAATTAGTGGTAATGATCTATCTAAATGATAATTTTGAAGGTGGTGAGACAGAATTTTTGTACCAACAAGAAAAAATTACCCCAAAAAGGGGAAAATTCTTGATTTTTCCTTGTAGTTGGCCTTGGACACATCGTGGAAACCCTCCAATTGGCGGTTCAAAATACATAATTACCTCTTGGGTTGAGGAATTTCCACTAAATTCACATAGTTTTAAAGAATAGGTATAAATAAAGAGAGATAATACTAAATAAACCATTTAGATGGCCGTTAAACGTAAGTCTAGATCATTTAAAGATATAAGTTTTTCCTTCGTTCCTCATCCAGTGACGAAGGATTTGCCTGTTTTGATTAATGAACGTGCAATTGTAAGGTCAGTTAGGAATATAGTAGAGACAATACCTACCGAAAAGTATTTTAATCCTATTTTTGGGACTGATGTGCGTGATTCTTTGTTTGAGAACTATACAAATACCACTGTAACGGTAATTAGAGACCAAATTAAGACCTCAATTAACAACTTTGAACCCAGAGTAGAGAATGTTGCTTGTGATGTTAAAGGATTACCCGATTCAAACACATTTGAAGTTACAGTTTTCTTTGACATAGTAGGTTTAGGACTACCAAAAATATCATTTTCCTTTTTATTAGAACCAACTAGGTAAAATAATGCCATATACCCAATTTACAAGTCTTGATTTCACTCAAATTAAGGCAGAAATTAAAAAATACCTTAGATCAAACTCTAATTTCACTGATTTTGACTTTGAAGGGTCTAATTTTTCGGTTTTAATCGATACTTTAGCATATAATACGTATATTAACTCATTTAACGCTAATTTGGCAACAAATGAGGTATTTTTAGACTCAGCAACCATAAGAGAAAACGTAGTTTCGCTGGCAAGGAACATTGGGTACGTTCCAAGATCAAAAACTGCAGCAAAGGCAAGAATAAATTTCCAAGTTAAAATTGTAGATACCAATGCTGAAATATCTCAAATAACTTTAAATGCTGGATTGGTCTGTATAGGTACTGCAAACGATACTTCTTATAGATTTTCCACTTTAAGACCACTGACACAGAGAGTTTACACTAATTCTGCTGGTGATAGGGTGGCAGACTTTGATTTAGAGGTTTTTCAAGGTACATATGTTAAAAATAGTTTTGTAGCAAATACTTCAGTTGATGCAAAATACATATTAGATAATTCAAGCATCGATACTTCAACAATTATTGTTAATGTATCTGATAGTAATAATACTCTTGGATCAGAATATTCAAAAGTTGATAATATACTCAATTTGAACAAAGATTCTAAGATCTTTTTAATACAGGAAGTTCAAGATGAAAGAGTTGAGATATTATTTGGTGATGGTTATTTTGGAAAACCCATAGAAACTGGGCAAAAAATTACTATAGAATATTTGATCACTAATGGATCAGAAAGTAATGGTGCTTCTTCCTTCGATTTCCAAGGAACATTTAGTAGAACTGATAATGGTGGATTAGTTAGACCATCCACAGTTGTTAACGTAACAACCACTCAGAGTGCCTCAAGTGGCACGGAGATCGAAGATTTATCGTCTATTAAGTATTTGGCTCCTAGACTATATTCCGCACAGTACAGGGCGGTTACACCCAGAGATTATGAGGCTATAATAAAGTCAATTTATCCTTCAACAGAGTCAATTGCTGTTGTTGGTGGTGAAGAATTAGATCCACCACAATTTGGAAAGGTTAAGATTAGTATTAAACCAAAAAAT